TATGACCCGTCTACTACACTGAAATCATTTCCATCCCAGCGGAGAATGTATGATAATAAATACGGGAGAGCATTTGAGTCGGGTTTACGAGATCCGTACATCGTCCAATTCACAGAACGATTTACAACTCCTTTATCATATACCTTGTCCCACGGCTCAATAAGCGGTAATCCTTGAAAGAAATTATCCATCTCCTTCACCAACTGTCTTCGTATCCGCTCTTCTACAAATTTATGGGTTGCGATATCGGGGATCATAATGTGAATTCCAGATTTTACCTTATTTTTCTTGCCATCATATGTTGGCTTTCGCTTTTCCATGATATACATATCCAATGTCTCGGGGAGCTGTAGATAAAGTTTAAGTTGGTCTAAGTATGCTCTGCAAAATGATTTAACTTGGTCGCGGGTATGGAGATGCTTTGTTACATCCTTTTCATAAATGAAGTCAAAATCTACTCTTGGCGGTCCGATATCAGTGTTTTTTTCAGTTAGAAATTGTTTCTCTTGGTCCAGAATGCTTTCTGAATACAAGTCGTAAAACGTGTTTAAATCGTCTTCTCCGACAAAATATTTACCACCAATCAGCGATGTATGCGTCCATACGCCGTCAGTTTTGTGAGACTCCAGAAAATCGTGTAGGTTGCCCTTTTGTGCCATCGTGTGATTCAACTAGAAAAATAATTCAAGAATAATTCGTTTTCACTTTAAAACGGAATTTACATTCAAAAACAGAAGAGAATATAAGAATGCGGCTTCAACGTGTATTACAATATATAAAGGATACTCCATCTGTACTTGAACGAACAATTCCACATCTTAAACAGATTCTGGGATCTAAATCAGGAAAAATTGGACAAGGGCTTGCAAATTCAATTCCCGGTCATGAAGCTTGTTTTGCCGATGTTTTGAATCAGCACGGCTTTCTATTTATATCAAAAGATAAGGGTCCTATACATGGACACCCGTGCTATCATCATCAACTCGGAGGAACACAAACAAAGACCGATTTTCATGTGTATGAAACAATTAACGATAAAATTATATCATTTCAAATTGAATTAAAACATAGTAATGGAAAAACATTTTGCCTCAACGATGGATGGTTTGAGCCCGAAACAATATATATCATTAACTGGTCATTACATAAAAAACACAAAGTTCTAATTGCATTAGGAAATGACATTCCAACTAACGAGGAAAAGGAAGCAATGAAAGAGCTCATTTCTATTAAGAAAAGACTGAACTCAGAAAAAAAGACAATCGGTTCACTTATTCGATATGTTCGCTTTGCGAATAAGTATAAGTGTGATAAGTTTACTCCTGAGTTTGATAAGAACGCATTTGCGAAACTACTAACTCGACTAGCCTTGCCGGAACGGCATTCCCAATCTGTCGAACAACAGACTGATAAGAACCGTGAAACCTAAAATCTGATGTAAATCCCTGAACTTGCGCAAGCTCCGAAACAGTCATACACCGAATATATAGTTTTTTATCTGGGGTTCTCAGGCAGATATAGAACCTTGGTTGAAAACTATACGCGCAAATAATAGTATTAGAAGGTTTCGTAAGATCCATGATTTGAGCATGCGTCGGGCTAATTCTTTTTCCGAATGAGATTTGTCCATCATTTAGTTTCCTTAGTAGATATGGGTGTGGAGTTCCTGTTAGATCCGTATAAGGAATATCATATATACAATTTTCACTTGGTGTTGAAAGAGTATATTCAACTGCCCCCTCGAGAGATTCTTGAATAATGGACTGAATGCCAATCTTTTCATTATTGAATTCCGGAAATTTGTATGAAATATTGTGTCTATTTCCAACCATAAGAAGTCGCTTTCTATTCTGTGGAACTTCTGCTTTTGATACATCACATACTTTCATAACAAGGGGATAACCAATACTAGAAAACTCTTGTTGAATAATATCAATCACATTCGAGTTTCCGTCGTCTGTCTTTCTAGTTAAAAGGCCAGCCACATTTTCTCCAATAATCCATTCTGGTTGAATAATCCGAACAACTCTCACAAATTCATAGAACATCTTATTTCGAGGATCATCTACCTGTTTTTTTCCAGCATTTGAAAATCCTTGACAAGGGAACCCAGCAAAGATTACTTTAATAATTCCACGAAATCTTTCAAACTCAGAATCTTGAATTTTTGAAATATCTCCTTTTACATCTTTACCAAGCCATTCACTTTCTGGAAACATTGTTTTATGTGTAGCAACCGCATCTTTGTTGTTTTCACAAAATGCTATTACATTGTATCCGGCATTTTTCATACCTAGCGTATCGCCACCCGCTCCTGAAAATAAGCTAATAGCATTCATAATTAGAATTACTCCAATAATTTTCACATAATTCGTTTTCAAAAACGGAACTTAAAGTGAGAACAAATTAACAAGTAATAAGAATGAAGTTCTGCCCAGCTTGCCGAAATATGTTATACGCCATTGATGAGGATACGATTGATGGAACAAGAACAGCGGTTCTTTCATGTCGTAAATGCGAATACAAGGAACCACTGAGTGTAGATCATCCCATTGTTTACGAGCATGTTCTTCGCGAAGATACGACTGAAAAATTGACTGTAAACCCATATCTTGAATATGATCCGACATTAAACCATTTAACAAATATTGTATGCCCAAATGCGGAATGCCCGTCTAGAACAAGTTCTGTAGATTCTGATGTTGTCGCTGTAAAAGTTGATAAAGATAAACTCATTTGGCTATACAAGTGCGTTCATTGTAAAGAAACGTGGAAGCAAAGTTCTCGCGCTGTTTAGTAAATGCGATTATCTTCAAAGTTTACCAGATGTGTAAAAAACGTGTCGAAAAAAGTCAAGGCACGAGATGGAACTTCAAAAGAATCCGCGGCAATAGCTATTTGTACAAAAGCTGTTTTATATCCGCGTAAACGGACCATAAAACATTTTTCAATGGTTAAAGGAAAAGCTAAATTGGTTACTCAGAAGCGTAAAATATAATTTGTGAAACAATTGCTATTGGATACGCAAATCCAATTGCCGATCCAGCTCCAAGGCCAAGAATACAACCCATAAATATGTCTGCGGGTTTATTATTATGAAAAAATTCAACATCTGTATATTTAAAATGAAAACCGCCTAAAATCATTCCATATGCACTAGAAACAGCGATGATCGGTTTATGTATAAATTTATGATGAAAATTAAGAATACGTACAATATTCATTATTGAATATAAGATATTAACATGTAAGCGCTTCCCAACTAACAGGAAACTTTTCCTTTAGAATTTCTCCAATTTCATATGCGTATTTTTGAATTTCACGTTGAGCGTCTGGACTAGTTCTTAATTTATAAAGTCTGGCATACGCGGCTAAAGAACCTGTTTCAATAAATTCTGTATACATGCTTTGAGGGAGAACACATCGTGCGATTTCTGGAGCAACTCCCTTTTCTAGAAGAGCGCTATATGTTTGAATTGACTTATTGACTGAAGATGTAAACATATCAATACACACTTGTGGATTTTCAACAGAAGATTCTTTACTTCCCTGTTTAATCTTTGGATCCTTTTCCCGCATGTCAGTGCGCTCCGGAACCCAACAGTCTGGTAAAGTATTCACATATCTGCGCGATACTTCATTTCGGGAAAATCCAATTTGATGCCGATACCATTCCCTTGCTACAAATAGGGGCATTCTAATTCGAAATTGAATTTGAGGATGAAAGAACGGAGAAATATGTTCGTGCTTTGCCAAATAATGAATTAACTTTTCATCCGCGAGTGAAAATTCATGAGACTCTTTAGAAAATGAAACTCTCGCAGCGTTTACAACCATCAGGTCATCGCCCATTACGTTTAATAGTTCTATGTTTGCCATTGTAATCAAAAAAGGTACGTGGTATTACAATTCGTTTTTAGTCTTGTATGTATGATTTCCAATCATCTGGAATCGATATAATATCGAATTGTTGAATGTTGTTTCGTAAGAATTCTTTGTTGTGAAACAAAGGGTAGTCAACTATAAACCGATGATTATCAAAATCAATTGTGTAAATATACTCGACATCGAATGAAGTATTTTTGGTTCCCATAATTACTGGGGTATCGCTGATAAATGCCAAACTATAATTGTTTGGATTTTCAACAGCTTTTTGCAATCCTTCGAAATTTGATTTTCCGACATTTACATTTTGTTCTGTGATTTTTGATAAACACTGCATAAAATAGTACCAATCCATTGTTCCTGATTTTAATTCCGAAACAATCCTTTGTCCTAATCCGCTTGGATACGAGTCATAGTGATTGTAGAATACATACCATTTGTTCTTATAACAAAATACGTAATATCCACGTGTTCCCATTTTGTGTGATGCAATTCTAAATATTGAACAAATAAAATACGTTTTTATTAATTATATAACAGTCGTCTTCCATTTTAAAAACGAATGATTTATAGAAGATAAGTTGGATCTCTATAAATGGAAGACTTAAAGGTATCATCTCGTATTTTGCATCCTGAGACTCAATCTGTTTCTCGCGAAGAGGTTCAAAAATCATTAAGTAATCCTAGAAATACATTACCTTATTTCACGGATTATGAGCTTGTAGCATTAATTGGAATTCGTGCTCAGCAAATTGCTGACGGTTCTCGTCCGCTAGTATCTCTGGATGGAATGATAACTTCAGATCCTGATTTTATTCGCCAAGTAGCGGAAGCTGAAGTTCATCAGCGGAAATTGCCATTTATAATTCATCGCCGTTTACCGAATGGTGTTTCTGAATACTGGAGCGCAAGTGAGTTAAGCGTTTTAAAAGTATAAATTATAATGAAAGTTTGTTTTGGAATTATTTGTATTGGAACCAAATATCTCCAAGAATTCAACGAATTTTTTCGTCCATCCGTAGAATCATACTGTAACAAATACGGATATAGCTTAAAGGTATTTGATACATTTTTAGATTCCACAAATAAACACCCCTGTCTTATATCATTTCAAAAAGCACTCATTCCAACACAAGACTGTATGAAAGAATATGATCTAGTTGTAATTCTTGATGCTGATATTTATATTAACAAACATGCTCCACCAATCCATACATTGGAATTGAATGGAAAAATAGGAATGGTAAATGAATTATCTCAAATTCCGCATGATAAACGTGAATTTCTAAAAATAGAACCACCTAATATTTATTATGGTAGAAATGGGTTTGTTATTTCGGATGATATATATTTAAATTCTGGACTTATTATTTGTAATCCTAAAACCCATGGACCTATATTAAAAACAATATATGATAAATATTCTGGTGGCGCAAGTTTAAGTGCATCGCCATTTCATTATGAACAGTCTTGTATTGGGGGGTATTTAATAGAAAAAAATTTAATTACACAAATACCTGCGGAATGGAATCATATATACATGTTTGATAAATTATTATTAAGACGTACAGGAAATTACAATTTTATGCATTTCGCAGGAGTTCACGGATATAAGCGTATTAATCATCTCCGCACATTTCTCGTAATATCTCAGTTGATGGTGGGAAAATAAGAAGAGGGCTATTATCAGAATTTTTTACGAGCATACTTGGGGCATCGTGTGTTGCCTCGCCATTTCCCCATTGTAGGTCTACGCTTGTAGATGGGTCAAAGCGAGCTTGGTCACGCGCAATTTCCAAATTTAGTCGTCGTAAATCTGAACGAGGGTATGACGTCCATACATCTTTGAGCAGATAAGTGGCTACAAGTGCAAGTGCTAATGCTGTAAGAGTGTATCGTTTCCAGTATGTGAACGCTACCAACGACAGAACCAACACAGTTGCTCCGGGGCGAGATAATGTAATCAAAAACTCGAGTAATCCGGACGAAAATTTACGACTCACAATGACAAGCATAAATAAGACCACAACCCCTGCGGCATAAAATTGGTCGGGTGACATTCTTATCTTTTCTTCACAGAAAACGAATCTACAAAGAAAGAATAGAAGAATAGTAAGATGATTATTCCTATTCGGTGTTATACATGTGGTCTTCCATGGCTTGCTTCGCGATGGGAAATGTATATCAAAAAGGTTGAAGAATATAGAAAGGAGGAAGGAAAAACAGACATGGAATATTTGACCGCCACAACGACGAAAACCGCGGAAGGGCGAGCATTAGATGATGTTGGATTAAAACGTCCGTGCTGTCGTAGACACTTTCTTGGACATGTCGATTTGATGTAAAGATTTCCCGAATTGAATACAAATGTCCTACGCGGAGTATTTACGTCGTAAGGCGGCTGCAGCGCCGGTCATCATTGATACAAGTCCTAGAAAGGTAGACGCATCTCACTATACAACCATGGCTAGAATGAAGGCAAACTCTACATTTTTTACATCTACACGTGTTGGTGTTGTAAACAATACATTAAGCCCATCTATTACCGCTACACAAAACAATCCAAAGCAAGTGTTGGCTTACAAAAAAACATCTGGCGGGCGTGTTACTGACGCAAGTAACTATACTTCCTTTATAGGCGGAAATGCTATTCGGGAGGATATTTTGGCTGGTGGAACAGCGCCTACCCGCTTATTGTTTAATTCTTCCGATCCTACAAGTTTATCAGCATGTGTTAAAATTACTGAACCATCACCATTTACCAGCGGTGCTTTTTCCGCTACGAATATTCCTGTTACCGCGAGTGAATATTTGAATAATACTAAACATTGTAAGGATTTGGGAATGGTTGAGCCACATTGTTCAGAACGAACTAGGCCTTCTAAATTTGTAGATACTATGAGGCCGGCCGTTCCTTCTTCAAATACTTGCGTAAATGGAGCCCAAACACCGTGTAAACATATTATACACACTCATCCGGCGGATAAACCGCACAATCAATATCAGGCACGCCCCCAATATGCTCAAAAAGGTGTGCCGAATGTTCCGCTGGATATGCCGTATAAAGTTGGTGCGCCAGTTCCTTCAAAACATTTGAAATATGTGGAACGTAAACACGGGAATGACTTAGCAGTGCTTCGACGGGCATATCCTTATCGTTATCAAATACCGGCCGGAGCACCGGCTCATTTGAAGATTAACGATCCGCAGGTTCCTAAGGTTTTATTTTCTTAATTAAACGGTAATAATTTTATATAGTAATGTTATTTGTGTGTACTGATGTGAGTAAGTTTCAACGTTTCAAAGAAAAATTTAAAACGCAAAATATGAATGTTCAGTTTCATGATTTATCGAAGTTGCCGTCTGAAAATTTGGCGCAGGACTGTATGGGAATTCTCAATCACTATGACACGTCTGCCGTGTTTTTGGGATATATTGAGGCAGGATGGATGTTAAATCCCACGAATAACATATTTTTGCGATATTTAATTCGTAAATTTCCTGTTGGAATTGTCTGTAATTATACGGACAGTATTCCATACGCGTGGAAAAACGGAATCGATACTTTATACGTTTAAAGAAACTAATGGATACTCCTCATCTTACAACTATGGTAGTATTGTATAAGACAAATTTAGTGTTTGATACAACAGCGTTGTTACACGCATTACCGCTAAATGATGAGATTATTAAGATTGAAAAACGGGGTGTATTGCGCCGAGGGGCTAGTAGAAAGGATACTATCAAGCGTCGTTCTAAGAAAGAACCATCTTCTCAAATGAAAACAGGGTTCTGTCACAATTCAATAACAATTGTTATGATGAATAATGGCGATGGTAGTTTGCCAATGAAAGAAATCACAGTAAAGATTTTCCAAAATGGTGTATTTCATATGACTGGAATTCTAAATGAACTGTATGATAAATATACAATTCAAAAATTATTGAATATTATCTGGAATGATTGTAGACTTGCGGTTAAGGAATGTCCGGATATGTTTGAGATAATAAACCGTAGAGTTGTTTTGATGAATTATACAACCTCGATCTTGAACCACAAAACAATTGGACGAGAAGTATTACATAACGCGATTCGCAAATTAGGAAAAGAATTTGATTCACATTATGATCCGGACGTGTATCCTGGAGTTAAGATTAATCTTCAAGGAAAAAAGTGGACTGCAAAAATATTTAGAACAGGGAAGATGATTTTAACTGGAATTACGAGTCAAGAAGAGTGTGATAAATTTATTGAGTTATTGCTTTGTCTGTTTGAGAAGGTGCTGCCGCAAATTCAGAAACCAAACAATATGTTAAATACAACTGCCCAACCGTTAGTGCGCTAAGAAATACTAACCAGATGAATAATGTTTGTGGAGAAGACATTTTTATCCATATGTCACTATACACGGCGACTAGACCTCCTACTACGATTAGAAGACTTGCGGTGCTTCCGCCGATGAGTCCTGCGCTTACGGCGTCCATTACTTTTACGCTTCGTTTTTCGTCCTCCTAATCGAACAGGGGGGGCATTTATTGCGGAATCATACACTGCATCCGCTTTTAATTGGTTCAGTGTATTTACGGCATTCAAATGATTTGTTTCATGGGAAACTCCTTTGATTGTTCCGGCCTCTGGGAGTATTGGAATTTGAGCATTTAAATTTACAGCCCCGCCACGTCGTCTACGCGCCCCCTTTTGTCCAACACCTAACATTTTTGAAGCATTCGCCGCGGTTGCCTGATCTGCTAATGTTTTTGATGATGCTGCGTCAATTGCACTCCCCTTTATTGATTGAGTTGGCGGTACATACATTTTTGGAGCGCTAGATGCCACCAAACGGCCGTTGGTATCTGTGGTAAATGTAGCCATCTTAATGTATAACGCAGAAATAAGACAAATGTCGGGATTAACATCTATTCAGATTCAGTCTCTTGTTCGCGATATGGACACTAGTATGCGCCGTCACAAGGGATTAAAGAATACGAATCCCCAAGCATATCGCGAAAAGATTTCTAATGAAAATCAGAAATTATTCAACGAGTTCCCTTCAATTTTTGATATGCATATGGATGGAAAGCTTGATTCAACATTTTTTGAAATGCTAAAGCTTCGTCAAAAAATTGAAAAGGGGGAAATGACAGACGATGAAGCATCTCGTATTATTGGTCAAAAACTATTTGACCGCTATGTTGCCCCAGTCGTGAACAATACTCCGCAACCTGAGAAACCACTATCTTATTCAGAATATTATAGTCAGTTTGATAATAATGCCAGCACGTAAAATTCCCTTAGTGTGGAGTAGTCCGAAACAAAAGGAACAAATATTTTTTAGATGGGACCCAACAAAATTAACAGCTATTCGAGTAAGTTGTTGTAGTTCTGCAGTGAAGAAGTAAATTTGCGCCCAAATAAATATGTTGGATTATCAATCAATGTTTTCAATTCTTCATTTGTAATTGTTTCAAATAACTTCGGATGACATCCTGCGTTTGACCAATCTGTATAAGTTGTATGGCGAAATATTATTTCATGTTGTAAGCTTTTTACCATGAGTATTGTTAAAAACCATGTTTCATCTGAAAATCTTGTATTATTAAAAATCATTTTAATAAGTTCAAACTTATCAGCAACCAACTCCGCATGTTTTTTACACGCTATAATCCACTGATGGTGCTTCTTACATTCAATTCGTTTATTAATAATTAAAAATTCTAATCGTTTATTCGCTTTTTTATATCTCAAGTCTTCAACAGGATCCATTTCACACACAAATGATTTGTTAATATTGGAATGAAGTGTTTTATATACCGTCGAAAATGATTTCAATGGTATACATGCTCCCGACAATAAAATGCAATGCGTAACGTTTTTGTTTTTTATTGATTCCTTAAAAAGACCGATAGTCGCTTCAACCAATGAGAAATCTCCCCATCTTGTTGGTATGGATGGAATACATACTGCCTTTTTACGAAATATATCTGTTTTATGAACGAACTTGGTTTTTGAATGAATTGTAATAGTTACATTTTCTTCATGTTTGCTAATCCAATCCGCCCATATTTCCTCACACTCTATAGTATCCAGTATCAAAAAACATAGACCCAACATTATTTTATAGTACGTGTTCTTCTTTGTATCGTTTACGCAATTCCATTAGCATCTTACCAAGTCTATTTTGACCTCTCCATTTTGATGGAAATTTAGATTTATCAGATTCCATTGAAGTTCCAATTCCCCAATACATGTCACGTGGGTTTGCTTCTCCTATCACTTTATCCGCAGTTTCTAGTAACTCATTTCGAAGGTCTGGATGTTGTGAAAATTTAGCATGAACAGCTTTTGACATATATTCATCGCGTTTATCATCCCACACTTCCTTCACAAAGTTTTTTACCTTTTTTCCTAACGCTTTCGCAGCCTTTGGTGTTTTTGATTTTACAATTTTGTTATAAATTTCATCATCTTTAAATTCTTTTGCTTTCATCGCTTGGAAATAGTGTTCTACTGTTGGAAATTTTTCACCGTCAACATCTATTGGATGTTCTGACATATTGCTAAAATTGCGGTATTTGCCCTTTGATTCATCGGCTTGAAAGAATAAAACCGGTTCTGGTTCTGGCTCACCACCTCCTTTTCGCAGTTTACGTTTTGGTTTTTCAACGACAATCGGTTCTGGTTCTGGCTCACCACCTCCTTTTCGCAGTTTACGTTTTGGTTTTTCAACGACAATCGGTTCTGGTTCTGGCAAAGGAATCTCGGGAATTTCAACTTCTTGAACTTGTGGTTTTTCGTACTTGCGGAATACGAATGTTCTGTTTAGAAATGAGAATGTTTGTTCAACTTGCGTCAACGTGATTCCGGTTTGTTGCGAATAAATATCAGAAAATAGTTTTGAATCTACAAGTTCATAATCATGTTCGCGAAGAATATTCACAACTTTTTCAAACGGAACTAAATACTCAATTTGAGGTTTTACAAAACTTTCAAGCATTACTTTTACCGGCATTCCAAACTCTTCTGTCCAACTATCAGTATCAACGTATTCCTTTGTATAGTCTCCAGCAAGTTGCTTATCGGTTCCAAATAGATGTGTTTTCTTTCCCATCAATAGCTGATAAATTGATTGACCGTCCGAACATGTTCCAAAGAATAATCCTTTTCCATATTTTTGAAGATTTTTAGCAAATTCTCTAAATTTCTCTTCAGACTCACAAGCATAATGAAGCGCAAACTGACATGAAATTACATCAAACTTATTTAAACCTTCAAATGATTCCAAATACTCTGTTGAAGCTTTGTGATCTCCGCGGAGTATCGGCATATATTTATCTTCCTGCTCAAACAGCGGATATACAGACATATCCCCCTGAATTAAAAGCACTTTGGGCGCATATTCATGTGGTTTGTCTATTCTATCCTTAAGATATCTAACCGCTGCACCCTGTGTCGGAGATATTAGATTCGCAAGAGAAATATCTAAAGCCACAACCTTTGAAGCGTGAACTCGCTTCCATCTATGTAAATCACCGCCACGACCACACGCAAGTTCTAATAATGTATCTTCTGGTCTAATATTTTGTTTATACAGATCCTCCTTAATAGATAAATGAAAATCATACACATCACTGAAAATACGAGTAGACCTTTTTAAATCGTCTCGGTAGTACATATCATCTTCTATCTGTTTTGGAGGATTCGAATAAAATGTTTTTATCATTTCTTCAGATACAGGAACATGGATTGATGTCCAGATACTATTTGCGGTTTTAATATCATTTCCGTATTGAGGTTCTCGCAATACACGATATTGATATGTTTTTTCATATCGAGTTCTCATAACCTCCCATCTCCGCGTTTCAATATCAAATGAGCATTCAATAATTGTGTTATCTTCAACCTTTTGCCCTTCACGGTCTACAATAACTCCATGTTCATTCACTGGAATCCAAATTTGATAAGCATCAGGGTCGCGAGGTAAATCTGGTTGAAATATAGAAGGAACTCTGTCATTTGAATTCGCAATAGACTGTAACGCTTCTGGCAAAGGTTTTTCTATGTATTCTCTATTCATAGTTTCTCGCGGAAATATGAATGAATCATTTGGAGAGCGAGATACATATAAATCACCCTTTCTTGCTTTAGTTTTTAATATTGGGTCAAATGTTTCATCTTTATTCAACTGAAGCAGAAAATCAATACTATTTTGATTAGCTGGTTTCCATTTGTATACAGTAACCCACGTATTTTTCACTCGTTGATCCGGTGGAGCAACACCTGTATTGCGTGGTGTGAAAATTAATCCATCTGTTTCGTATTCAAACTCTGTTGAGAGCATTGTCTGAATAGCTTCCTCCATTACCGGTCCATCACCTGCCAAGAATAATTTTGTTTCAATTCTAAGCGGATTAAGTGATGGTTGAAATGTAAATTCTGTTCTAATATCTTTGACAAATTCACGAGCACATCCTAAACGAGAATTAAGTGGATTTTTAATAACATCTTCATCAGATTTTAAAAGAGGTAATGGCTTTACATCCCTGTTACGAAACCGATATACATCAAATATACAATATAGATTCTTATGAGGAATATATTCACCATCAATAAAATCCCCTGAGTATTTATCCGTATTCGCAGTGATTCCAGTCCAAGTAACTTGACGCGTTGAATTGATTTTCAATACCTTTCTGTCTCTCGCAACATATAACCCTGACCGTTCTCCATCCGCTTTGTTTGTGACTGTATATCCTTTCACTATAGAGTTCTTTTCAGATTCAACAATATGTGACCGCAATAATGTTACTGGATTAAAGAACTTATGGCCAGACATATAAAATTCCTGACTATATTTCTGAATGTCAGAATTCGTTAATAGAAACTCTGATCTAAAATATCCTTGTAATAGCGAAGTACATGCTTTTAATAATTCTTTCGCAACAGTCCGTGCTTCTAATTTTGTTTCACGATTTATAAATTCTATTTCAAGCTCGTAAAATGACGGTTCTTTTAATAGTTCTCGAATGGTTTTTCCAGAGTTTATTGGTCTAGTTTTTACCATTGAGAAATCAATCTGAAATAGGCCATCTTGTGTTTTAAACGATTTTCTGTTCATAATACGAATATGAGCACGAGTATCGCTTGGATTACCTTCCCAATCTTTACGAAGATGTGTTTCTGATCGTAATGTAAACTTAATATTCGCGTCTGGGAAATCAATAAAATCATTCTGTCCATCCTGAAAATATCTCTGTTTTCGTTCAACATCTAACGGTATCCCGCGGAATGAATTTGATACACAAAGTTTTTGAATGTTTTGTGCTCCAATAATAGTTACACGGGTTGCGTCGGGATATGATACGGTCACTCTATTCTCCTCAACCGGTTTACCGATACTAATAGATTCTATTGACTTTAGAATCCTATCAGCAACATCTTTTACTTGAATTTTTCCAGAAAGCAACTTACATTCTATCTCTGCTTTCTGGTCACGCTTTGCTATATCCAGAAACTCAACCAGAGATTCCAGAACCTGCGGAGTAATTAGAGACTCCATTCTGTTATATTTTTACTTGGATTGCTTTTCGTCCGTTTTCTACTTAATCATGTAACATTCTTTCATAAGTCTTTCGCATCTTTTGGTCTTCATCCATTCGCTTTTTCTGGTCAATACAAAAAGTTACATATTTTTCAATTTCAGTCAAACATTCATCGTTCAAGTTATCTGTTGAAATCAAAAACCCATTTTGTGTTTTAGTGAACTGGTCTGAATGTTTTTTAATTAGTTGCAATACTTGAACATGCTCATTTGGCTCCATAGTATCAAGTTGTTCCTTCAACCATTCTTTCTTTGAACGAGGGAAACTGTTCGCCATTATTTAATTCACCACCACCGCGTCTAAGTCGTCTCTTCACCGGTTTGTCAGGAGTAATTGGTGCGGTAATTACAATTTTCTTTTCTTCCGTTTCATCCGTCTTAGTGACAGCGGTAGGTAATTGTATTTCTTCAACCGCAGGGGCAACCAATAATGGCTGTTGAACCGGCTCTGGGATCTTTGATAATAATCTACCGATCACAATAATTTCTGTATCTTTTTGCTTGAACTGAGAACCCATCACTTCAAACTCAATTTCTTCATCAACCTTTATGTTATCAAAATCCTCATTCCCAATATGAAGATCTCTCGGAATCAATACTTTAATAGGAGATGTTTCAGCATGAATACCAATTTTACTTCGAAGTGTTACTGGCGCTCTAAATTTCTGACCAATATGCGGTAAACATATATCCGCTTGAAATTCAACATCATATGTAATCGTTCCATTAAAATTGGCTCTCCCAAGTGAATAATTTATAATCGTTATACTATTTTTTTGAATATATCCTTCTGCGGAACATTCCCCCTCATATGCTTGCTTTAATTTCGCAAGAATGGACGGTTCCATATTTTTTTGTAACCACTTTCCAGTAATTTGAACCTTCTTATTCAGATTGCGTCGTTCAAATAGCGGATCCATGTTGTTAATATAGAGTTATTTTCATGAAAAAGCAATTCGTTTTAATCCTTCAGTCTTTTCAATAAATCTTGGCGATGTTCATCTTCGCTGAATATTTCAAATTCTTCAGGAGTTACCCAAATAATTCCATCTTTTCCTTTTGATATAGCATTCCTAACCGCGAGTGCTAAAAACATACAACGCCCTTGTTTATTTATTACCTCTTTTGGTATTGATTCACCTAACCACGACGCAAATTTATTCAAAAGAACTTCTTTAAACGTAGTACACATACGACCTCCGATTGTTTTAGCCTGAACACGTCTCATTACTTCTGTTTTTGTTTCGTCTAAATTAAATATCACGTCTTTATCTTTCATTGAAGCGAACAATTCCTTTTTGTGCGCAATAAATATTGCCTTTCTATTCTCAATCCATTCGCGATATGCTGTTTCTTGATCACCAATTGGTGTTATTTTTTCACCAGCGCTAGTATAAATCTTTTTTGAACCAAACACATATAGGTCGGTTCCCGTAATCTTCAATGGTTTTGCAAAAATAGGCGGATTTTCCCAATTCAAAGACAGCATGTACGATATCTTTTCATCCGCGGTTAATAGTGTATCCGCAATATACCAATTTATGATTTCTTTTGAAAAGTAATTTAAAAAATGTGAGTCAATGTTAGAATATTTTGAGGAAATATCAATTGATACGTTACTAACATCAGCGTCCTCTACTGGAACTTCAGATAATGGAAATGTCCTATCATTTGTTTGCGGAACTAATCGTTCAACCATAGTATCATTTTTTCCTATCGCAAATGCAATCACTCCATTTTTTGATTCTAAATGTCCCAATCGTCCGTGCGTATCCTTCAACTCAAGTCCAGACTCTATCGCATTCTGTATAATATACGATAAAGTACTAGCATCATATTGTTTCATCATATCAGACTCGAATAATTCATCTTTTTTCCAAATAGGCTTTTTATAAAATAACTTCAACAACTTATCTAAAATTTCATCGCGCACATCAAGAATTGCGGATAAGGGTCTCACGTGATATGGGTCTTCTACTGATTCTATCAATTTACATGATAATTCAGGACTTCCATCTTCAAATGTGGGGGCAGACATTTCATCAAGCGTAAGTGAAATTTCTTTTTTATCTTGATTTCGGATTTGTGGAACTTTCAAATTTTTCCATTCAGTTGGAAGTTCGTTCGTATTTTTTTGTAACGAGCAGTCCATTGCTGATTCCATTATATACCGCTTAACCTTAGCAATATTATGACCCTTTTCTTCAACAAACGTTCGATACATAAATTCGTCAACAGTTTCCTGTTTTGATTTTGGATAACGACACACGTGAAGATATACAGTCGTATTTTGCTCCTTAAACGGTAATAACGCATGAGAACATGTTCTCATTCCACGACCTAACACCTGCTCAATTCGACTCATATTAAACCATGGATCCAATACATGAATTTGACGAACATATCGAAAATCTACACCTTCCGATACCTTGGGTGAAGCAATTATAACGCGTATATCATCTCCGTTGACATTCGATGAACTGCGGAGACGGAGTAACGCTTTTGAAATATCTATATCAGGTGTGTTCGATGTGAATAATGCGTACTTGCCTTTTGAACCTCTCGCAATTTCACCAGACGTTTCTGTTAAAAGCCTTGTCCCTATTGCCGGCTCATATCCGTGTTCTTCGAGACACATTGAAAATAATTGAGCGCCAGATTCTACTAAATTCGAATACACAAATACAATCCCGCTAGTAGATTGAATAGTATTCATTACAAGCGCAAATTTTGAACTGTATAATCCAACTTTAGACGGCGCTAAAAATGTATCAATACCATTTTTGTAACTATACGAATTTTCAACTTTTTCAAATGTTTCACGAAAACTTCCATCATTCGGAAACACACATATCAATCGCGGATTAATCGTGGCAGTAACTGTGAGATTCTTTAAAACTTTTTCCTGTAGCGGAGATACATACGATCGCGTTAAAGTCAAATACTTTCGTTGTTTCGTTATACGTTCTCCAAAAATATCAGTTTCACGATCAGCAATTGCTATCATGTTGTCCGGCGGTGGAAGACGAAATGGAAATGTGAATGGATTTCCGCCTTTTACGTATGAAATATAATTCTGACACCATCCACGAAATTTTGATTCAGCGCCATCTTTGAATTCACCGGACTCCGTGAATATGTCAGAAGTCTTGACAAATTCTGTTGGTTTTTGTTTTCGCTCATTCCATAAAAATAAATTTAAATAATAAATCAATTCGTCAAACGTATCATACATTGGAGTAGCGGTCAATAATACAAGTGTAATACCTGTTGCAGTTTTTAAAATATATTCCAACGCGATTGAAATTAACTTACTAGCTTCTGTTTCAGAAGTTTCACGCAAATTATGCGCTTCATCAATAATAATTAAACGATTATCAAATGTTTCATGAACCCATAATTTTAAAGCTGTTTGCGATTTCGAAGATAATTTCTTTCTATCAATAATGTTTGCAAATGAATCATACCCTTGAAATTCATAAAATTCAGAAATAAGACGTTTCGCAGTCTTCATAATTTTTTGACGGCTCAATGGGTCTGTATAGCGGAGAGGTTCTGCTTGGGCGCGTTGAATCATGTCTAGATATCTCCGTCCAGTACATTGTTTTGAAAGTATAAGACCATCAGCGTCAACATCTACCCGCGAAATATCAAACAATTGAGTTCTAAAATTCTCTTGAATACTTGGATTTGCAAGAACAAGAACTCGCTTATCTTGGAATTCAGGACGAATAATATATTCCTCGGCAATTTGAATTGCGGTACAAGTATTATGGGTAACTGTAAAATTCCCAAGAACATAACGATGATTTCCATCTAATAAAAATCCGTAATAATCTCCTTCTCCGAGTTCAATAACTTGAAATCCATATTTTAATACATCCTTCTTTTGTCTACGCGGTGATGCTTTCTTTCTTTCGATTTTAACTGGAATTTGTGAAACATCCCCAGTGATAAGGGTTCTATAATAATATCCACCAACCTTATTGCCTTTATAATTACATGTTTTGATTACATGTGTAGTTCTAGTAGCAAATCCCAACGACCTCGCTAAGAATACAATATCATCAGAAAGTTGTTTTGATTTTTGTGTAATTTCATATGACCCCTGTGTTAAGTACCCGCCCGTATCGATAAGACCGGCAAGAACTTGTAGACGAACATTTCTGGAATTTATTTTATAGTTTGTAGGAATGTGTTTATTGTGAATGAGGTTGTTTTGTTGTAGAAATGTTAAAAACATATTTTTTTCGTTTCGATTAAAGGCGAAGAATCTGTAGTCATAACCGCTTTGAAAGTTCATGGAAAGGTTGTTTTTATGCGCGAATTCACGCATATAGTATAATATAACCGAGTCTTGGCAACATATTAATGGATCTCGTTTTGAACCATCTCCTAACCAAACACCAAGCATATATGGATCAAAATCTATACTCGCGGGTTGAAAATCAACAGCAGTAGCATATCCCTTTAGATTATGTTTTTGTTTATTACTAAAATTTAGATATTCATTAAGCGGAACATCAATAATATTCTCTGTTCCTGTATATTTTAAACTCAATATATGCTCACTATTTACAGTATATGAATCACCATTGACTGCTTTTATTTCGAACATCATATCTCGCCCTCGAGCAAGAGAAAGTACATTTCTGGGAGTAGAATCATCACCCATCAATATATCTCCGACTACTACATCTTGTATCTTTTTTATAGAACCATCGTACATGAGGATTTGTGTATTTATGCCATGACACTTTCCCTGCCCTGCGCCGTGAATCATTAGTAAACTTTGAGTTGGCGAGTCCGGACTTAAGACTCGTCGCAAAAAACGTTGTGTTGTTTGAATTTTGAAATCACTGCTAGAACACAAATCATTTCGCATTCGTTGCATATTTTCTAAATCGGCCGGCGGTAATGGAGGTGCCTGCGTCTCTTTCAATTCAGGAAATGTAGTGTTCACCATTATTCCTATTTTCTCATAAAATACTATTAAATACTAATGGATGCTGGAATTCTTTTTGAAGAAGCGGACGTTTTATTAAAAAGAGATTGGGCATTACACATTGACGATATAGATGAACTACTATGGCGACTAAATGAAGAAGAATTCCAAAAGCTATTACAGCACAAACGTGAATATCCTTCCCGCGTTAAAACACTATTGGATTTCTATTCGCGTAAAACGAATTTTTTAATGACAAATTAACATATGTCTCAGCAAAAAATGGCAGAGAAGTGCGAACAATGTTTACGAAAGACTCACTTCACTATACAGTGTAAGTGTAACAAGCATCTTTGTATTAAACACCGCGATCCAGATGATCATATTTGTACATATAATCATCAGGATGAGTATAAGAAACTACTTGCTATAAACAATCCTCAAATAAAGTCTAAGAAGATTGAGACGATTTAAGATCTACATTTTTACGTTCTACAATATCTCCAAATTTTTCCGCAAAATTCTCAATAAACTCCTCAGAATTCACAGCCCTACGAAGCGAAAGTTCCGCCTCAAGCATGTTAATATGATCTTTTTGTTCAATAATTTTTTTTAAAAGTTCTGCGGAAAATACCGAAGATGACAATTTACTCCCCAAATATACAGATATACCTACAATAGTAAACATAGAACCAACAACACCTACCAAAAATGAACCAGCATCAATATTTCCAGGCATATTATTATACATAAGAAATTATGTATGTCTAAATTCATTTTAAAAATTTATGGAGCCGGCATGTAAGGATGCCCCGAGAATCACTTCCGCGAGAAGTTCAGGAGATCTTTCCTGTAGAGCTTGTCCGCATCATTCACTCATTCATTCCGCATCCTAAAAAGAAAAAGGAACAACCGGTAAGTCCATCGTTACAAAAAGAACTTCATAGAATTCAAACGATTGGGTTACGCAATGTTCCCGCGATGTATATGAAAGGCCTTATTGACTTTTGCATTGACTAACCTTTAAAACTACTATGAAATACGAACGAACATGATAATATTTTATTTCAAATATTTTTGAAAAAAAGAAAAGTCGCGAGAAATTGAAATTATGTGGAACTTTTAATACAATAAAATTTGGACGGTATGATTTTTGTATCAATTCTTCAATCCAAATGTCAATCCGTTTATCAGACAAAAATAAATCTAAATTTTCATGAACTCTATAATTTGGGCCACCCCATGGCGGATCAATATATACAACGTCTGTTTTCCAATTTAAAATTTTTGTACAATCTCCGTGAAATAATTCAACATTCGTAAGATGATACGTTTCAATATTATGTTTCAATGTATCAAAATTATCTTTTTGAATTTCAATACTTTTTACAGAGTTAAATTTTAACGCGAAGTTAATCGTATCTCCGCCGTTACAAGCCGTTGCATCTGTTATTGTTTTACTTTCCAAATCTCCAATCGCATTTTGTAAAAATAACATTATACGATTTGCGTCACGCCTTCGAGTTATACTATATCCACCTTCCTCTGTGGTTTTTAAAGAAGAATATTCAGTTCCTTCTTTAAAAGGGAATAAATCTTCCATACTATTAGTTGAAATACTATATCCTTGAAAACGTATTTTTACACTATAAAATGCGTAAACATCACTGAAATGCCTGTATCAACTAACAGAACAATGCGAAACAGAAACATTCCCGCGGGGTTGCCATCGGATTGGTTGAGTGCTTGGAATTATACTTTCACAAGATCTGGTGGACAGCGGAGGCGTGATTTAATTCTTGAACTCATTAAGAAAAATATCATCCGTGAATTTGACAGTTCAATGGTTTTATCCGGAGATTTGGAAGATTGGATGGAGATCTATTATAATGCAAAGAACGGCAATCCGTCCGCAATGTTAAACGACGAGGCAAGAAAGGTTCGTGTTGCGTTGAATACGAACTACAGTAGCTCCGGTGTTGAATTCAAACACACTGAAGAAACGACTAAACTTGTTTTGAAACAGCTACCATATATCGGTGTTTCCCGCTTAGGGGAAAACTTATGCGTATACTTCTGGAATTAAAACGGAAGTTTTTCAATAAAATGATTATTATATAAACACTATGAAGTATTATAAAATACTTGCGTCAGATTTTACCCATAACAAGCATAGATATAACATCGGATATAATGAATATACTGGTAATTTTGACACATCACAATGCGGTATAAATGGGTTTCATTTCTGTAAAGAAGAAGACATTCCGCTATGGTTAACACACAATATTAATAATATGTGGATTGCAGAAGTTACACTGTGTAAAGATTCGATCGTTGTTGTTGGAACGAATGAATTAAAAACAAATAAATTTATTCTTTCAAACTTTGTGAATATTAATGATTGGATGTTAACACAAGATGTTTACAATATTGTTGCAAATATAAATGGATGTGCGATTCAATATGTTTCAAATCCGACTGACGAGTTATGTATTGCGGCAATGAATAAATGTCCATGTTCTATTAGCTGTATTAAATACGAATCTGAAGAAGTATCTATACGCGCTATTAAAATTAATCCCCACGTTATTTCGTTGATTGATTCTAAACATCAGACGCCATTGGTATGCTTTACCGCGATTGATCAGAATCCTGAAACAATTTTGGAAATCAATAATGTAACGGAAGAATTATGTATTTTCGCTGTAAAACGATGTCCTTCGATTATGCGATCTATTCAGAAACAAACTAGACGTATTTGTTTAACCGCGGTTAGACTTGATGGACTTACATTATGTCATGTGACACAAAAAACAGTTGAAATTTGTATATGCGCAATGATTCAGACAAAGGATGCGTTTAAGTATGTTCCTAACCATTTAAAAGATCACGGAGCTATACTTGCATTAAAAACGGATTCTTAATTATACAATGTTAATATGTTGACCAAAGGTTCATAAGTCGATAGTTCGGCGACTATAACTTCAAACTCATCTGCATATTTCGGATGTTAAACTAGAATGGGAAATGGGGGTAACGTAGGTTATCACAGATTTGTGCGAGGAGGGGCATGAGTCACGTTCGGGACGTATCATACTTTGTGCACTACGGCAAAGGTCGGTTGGATACGACTGGTTGATGTGCGAGGAGGTGCACATCTTTTTCATTCCGCTTTTTTAAAAACTCATGAAAACGGATTTATGAAAGACAAGGGGGAATTGTGTTAGACAAGGAACTAATCTAATAAAGAGAATGGTTTGCTCAAACTGCGGAGAAAGCGGTCACAACAAGCGTACTTGCGAGGCTCAAACGA